TGCGGATAAAATAAAATTAAACGCCGATATTCGCATTAAAAAACCATTTAAAACTAATGGTATGAAAGAAAAAAAGGTGGTTTTCTATGATTAAAAACGTCACTTTTGTATTTGAATCTCAAGTAAATCTCGGCGTTAATGCCGACGAATCTGCTTCTCCATCTGGCACTATTGAAGCCATGTTGACTACATGGGGAGCGCGCGAAGGCGCAGACGGTCGCAAATTTAATTATAAACCCGAGCCATTTAAAGAATGGGCAAAAGAATTTGCAGCTTCCGGCAAGCCTTTGCCAATGTATTTTCAGCATAACGATCAAGCACTGCCAGTTGGAAAATTGGATGAATTTGAATTTACCGATACTGGAATGATTGGTAAAGGTTCAATTTATATGAATACTAGTGCAGGTCGTGATCTTTATACCATTATGAAAGAATCACCAACAATGGTTGGTGGTGTTTCTGTTGGTGCATATGCTGATGAATATCAAATGGTTGATGAAAACGGCATGATGCTGACGCAAGATGATGATATGGATGAAGGTTATTTTCAAATCACAAAAGGCGGTCTTGCTGAAGTATCAATTGTAATGTGTCCAAATAATCCAATGTCAAACATTAGCAAGCTGGAATATTTCCGCGCTGATGGTTCGGCAGATTTAAAAGTATTTGAGAAATCTTTGCGTGATGCTGGATTTTCTCGAACGGATGCGAAAAAAGCCGCGTCCGTATTTGGCAAAGCTATCGGTGAGCGTGATGCTCCAATCGAAAAAGCTGACCCGACTCCCGAAACGCGTGATGCTAAATCGGATGCGGCAATTGAGATTCTTGCAGCACTTGAACAACGTGAGTTGTTAAAAGCTCTTGAATCACGACTCAAAAAATCTTAAGGAATAATTATGTCTAAAGAAATTCTCGAAAAACTCGATGCTATTGAAGCCTCTGTTAAAACTGAAGCTGCTGCTGCTGCTGATGTAAAAATTACCGAAGCTCTTGCTGTTGCTGAAGCCGCATTTGCTGAAAAAGTTTCGGCTCTTGAAGCTAAAGTTGCAAGCATTCAAGCACCATCAATTATCAAGCCTGAAGCCAGCATTCGTGCCGGTGTTAATCGCTCGGTAAAAGAACAACTTTCAGCATTTTTTAAATCAGGCGGTCGCGCTGAAAAAGAATTGAAAATGTTTGAAGATGAAGGTCATTACGCTGCTTACATGAAAGAAGCATCGGCTCTTACGGGCGGCGGCAATAATCAAGGCGGTCGTACAGCTTATGATCCAGTATTTGCGGCATTGCGTCTCGCAAATCCTTTGCGTGGTGTTTCGCGTACTGTTGCAACTGATGGCTCGTCTTATCAATTTCGCAGCAAAACGGGAAATTCTGGGGCCTCTTGGGGATATACTATCCAGAATAACGGTTCGGCCACTACTGAAAACACGACTATCTGGCAATTGGTTTTGCAAGATTTGAATGTGCAGTTTCCAATCCGTACCGCTGCGCTAGATGACATTGATGGCCTTGAAGCTAATGTTGTTGACGATATGCTGGTTGAATTTAGCCAAGCTGAAGCACTGTCAATGATTCAAAACAACGACCAAGGCGCAACCAGCTTGCCATACGGTGGCTCTAATGGCCTTCGTGGTTTGAATCAATATGCTGGCTCGGCTGCAACTTATGCTGGCGGCTCAGTTACTACCGCTGCATTTGGCACTAGCGGTACTGGCAGCACTTCCGGCCTGCATTCGCTGGCAACTTATGACCAGTTGACCACCAACGCGAATACTGTTGGCGCAGCAAATATCACCTATAAAGACGTGGTGAATTTTGTTTACTCGCTGCCTCAACAATATTGGACTCCAACGGCTAAATTCATCATCAACCCAATTTTGCTCCAGCAAATTCGTGGTTTGACTGATACCCAAGGTCGTCCTATTTATGTTGATGGTCTGGCCCGTACTGATGGCATTGTTGGCTCGCTGCTTGGCTTTGATGTAGTGGTCAATAAATATCTTGACACTCCTTCGCAAACTTCAACCGGCTCCGCTGGCACTACTAGCCTGTATCCAATGTATTTCGGTGACTTCAATCGCTTCCATAGCATTGTTGATCGTTTGAATATGGTTATGCGCCGTTATGACCAGACCCTGCCAGGTTTCATTACTTTCTTCGGTGAAAAGCGTCTTGCAACTTCGGTTGTTGATCCTTTTGCTGGCGTTCGTTATCGCTCGACCGGTACGGCAACCTAAGCAGTAAATTAAATTCCCATCGGGTTTCGGCTCGATGGGGTTTTTAAGAATTCAGGAAATAAAAAATGAAAATTACCGAACGCATCCTTGCTGGCATTAAATCTACGCTTGAAACAGGCGATAAGATCAAAATTGATTTGCGCGAACAATCCGCGCTGACCGGCAGCGGTGATGGTGTCGGTGGTCGAACATTTTTTGATGATGCTTTTGCATCTTTTCGTTATGCAAATCCGTTTAGACAAGGTGCGCGTGAAATTTCCGCTGCTAATATGTCAAGCGTTCAATTTGTAGCAAAAACTGGTAATGCCGCGAACGCTACTAATCCTTGGGGTTATACATTCACTCCGAATAGTGGATCGCCAAATATCAATACCAGCATTTGGCAAATGCCAACTCAAGTAATTACAGCTCAACTCCCAATTCGTTCGGCTGTGTTGTCTGATGTAAATGGTTTGAACAATGTGCTGATTGAAGATTTGATGATGGAATTCGCGGCTTTAGAAGGCGCGTCTATGGGCTTGAACAACGATCAATCAGGCAGCACGACTACAAGCACAGGCGCAACCTATGGCTTGCGTGGTTTGAATTATTATCCGGGCGCAGCCGGTGCGGTTTCTGCATTTGGTACAAGCGGCACAGCTCTTACAAATGGCTTGCATACGATTGCAACTGTTGGCTCAACGATTGCCGGTCTAAGCAAATCAACTCTTTCAGAAATGCGGGCTGCTTTGCCCGGCCAATATTGGTCGCTTCCCGGCACTGCTTGGATGATGCATCCGACAGCAATTGATGTTTTAACGAAAGCGATCACGGCTGGCAATGTTCCGTATTTTGTTGAAACTGGCGTGGCAAATGGCGGCTCTGTTGTTAATGTGTTTGGTTGGCCTGTCATTCCTAATCCTTACCTTGATCCTTGGTCTGGCGTAGGCTCAAAATCTATTTATCTTGCTAACTGGCCTCGTTTCATGACGATTGCTGATGTTCAAGAAATGGATATTCAAGCAATGGATCAAACGGCGCCAGGCTTCATTACGCTGTTTGCTCAAAAGCGCATGGTAAGCACTGTGCGCGACCCGTTTGCAGGTGTTCGTGTTATTGCGACTGCTTAATTATGGCGAGCGAAACGACAGGCTTAGGTTATGTGGCTCTTGCGCCTACGCGTAACCCATTTAACTATGATCGCTTTGAACAAACTAGCAGAAATATTGCTGCGGTTTGGTTAACGCTTACTGAAATTCGCAATCAGATCAATCTTTATTCTGACACTTCGCAAGACACTTATCTTTCTGCTTTAGAAGTTGCTGTCAGAATGGCGATTGAAGATTATTTGGGGATGCCAATTGCGCCGGTTTCTTACCGTGTTTATTATGGTGTTTCAGCTTTATATGGTTCTCCTATTTCTTTGGATTTGCCGGAAATAAGCCAAAACGGAGTAACAATTGATTCCGTCAAATATTATGATGATTCAACAATTCCAGTTTTGACTACGGTTTCGTCATCAACATATTTTTATGATGCAACTGGCTCAAAAGTTATTTGCTCTGATTTGCCAAGCAACATTAATCCGCAAATGACTTCTCCAGTAATTGTAAATTACACTTTGGCAGCAAGTGATTTGGCAAATTATCCAGTTATTAAGCAAGCTGGATTGCTGCTATATACGCATCTTTATAATAATCGCAGTAATACTACCGAATTAAAATTGACTGATTTGCCATTTGGCGTAGATACTTTATTGCGCCCATATAAACCGCTCGTAATGTGATTATGGTGATGTAATGGGTATTGCTCGATATGAAGATGTGCAAGTTTTTAATTTAAGTGAAAGCACTTCGACATTTGGCGAAACTGTAACAACTGAAACATTAAAATTTGCATCTCGACCATTAGTAAAAGAAGTAAAAACAAATTTAACGATTACGGATAAATATCGTATTTATCAAAATTTAATTTATTTCACTTTTGCTTATACGCCATATACTCGTGATATGGCTGATACACAACATGCTTATGCTGTTAAGTGGCGAAATCTTGATTGGCGAATTGAAAGCGCAGTTGAAGCAAATGATCGGATGACAATTACCTTTCTTTGTTATCACAATGACCCAGTGACCAAGGTATAAAATGGCAACGCAAAACAATCCGAGCGAATATGCAAAAGCAATACAGGCGCAATTAATATCTATTGTTGATCCTGTACCTGTTTATGCTTCATTCAATCGAAATTTTGCAACACAGCCAAAATTTATAACTTGGAATTTGCGAAATGTTCATCAGGAAGTTTTTACTGGAACAACGCAAAGCAACAAAAGTATTGATCGACCAATTTTTCAGATTAGCATTTTTACTGTTAATCTTGCTGACGGTTTTGATTTATCAAATACTATTTTGCAGCAGCTTCATGGATATAGCGGGCAATTTGGCGGTGTAACTGGTTTTTATATTTCAAAAGCTGATGTGAATTGGCTTTATAATACTTACGATAACGAAATTGGATTGCATTCTATTTTTATGGATTGCACAATTGATATTCCAGCATAAAACAGTTTATAAATTTTTTCTAAGGAATAAAAATGGCTCTCCCGAATAAGATTCTTCCCGGTTTCAGTGCGGCTCTTTATTGTCAGCCTACTTCATCGCCAACGCCTTTGACTACTGCTCAATTATCTTTGGTTGCATCAGTCGCTGCTATTGCCACAAATGGCAATTTGATTAATGTTGAAGCAATCCCGGCTTTCGGACAAGATGATGGTGTTGCATCATTTAGTATTGCTGGCTCCCGTCAATCTGACAAAATTCCGGTGCAATCTGCGCCAACTTCATTAAGCATTACGGCTCCTTGGAATCCTGCTGATACTAATCTTTTGCTGATGCGCGCTGATGCTTATAGCGGCACGATTGATCGCACATTTGTGATCTCTGCTACTGATGGCACTGGCATTGTTTATTATGCCTTCAACGGTCGCGTGAGTCAGTTTGATGTTGATTCGTCTCCGGGCGCAGAAGCAAAAGCAATGTTTACAATCCATCCCCGTGGCGGTCAATACGGCTGGTCAAATAACGCTTAAGGATTAATCATGACTATTCCAGCAAAAGTTCTACCCGGCTTTGCCGCTTCAATGTGGATGCAAACAGGCGCATCGCCTACGCCACTGACAACGGCAAATCTGTCTGTTTGGACTGCTTCAGTTGCAACTATTGTTGGTACTGCCGCAAATGGCACAGGCGCATCAGGCACTCAGCTTAATGTAGAGGCTGTTCCTGCCTTTGGTCAAGATGATGGCGTGGCTTCGTTTTCTATTGCTGGCTCCCGTCAATCCGATAAGATTCCGGTGCAGTCTGCTCCAACATCGCTATCAATTACTGCGCCTTGGAACCCATCGGACGCGGCTTTGTTGCTGATTCGCGCTGATGCTTATTCTGGCACTGTTGATCGCACTTTTGTTGTTGCTGCTGCTGACGTCACAAATACTGTTGCTTATGCTTTTAACGGTCGCGTTTCTCAATTCCAAATTGATTTCGCTCCCGGCGCAGAGGCAAAATGTATTTTTACCGTTCACCCGCGTGGCAATCAATACGGTTGGTCAAACAACTAATTCCCTTTTTGCCCTTAGGGGCATTTTTTTTAATAAGATATGACACAAATTTCAAGCTCTCAAGACTTGCTCGGCTTTTTAATTGGACAAGTTAATACTGGCAATAAAAATTGGTTCGGATTTTCGGAACAAAAAATTACTGGTATTAATTTAGTCCATGAAATTGCTGCTAGACATGCTGATGTAATGTCACCGGTTGAAGTGGTGCAATACGTTTGCGAATTAAACGATCAAATTTACAAACAAATCATAAAAAAGGATATGAAATGAAATTGTCGGAAAAATTAAAAGTAAACAGTCAAAAAATTCGCGTTCGTGAATTTGTAATTGCTGGTCAAAAATTGCGTGTTCGCGTTCCTCTTGTTTCTGAAATGGATGAAATGAATGATCGGGTAAAAAATGCCGACATTTCAATTCAATATGAAAAACTTTCTGCTCCATTAATTGAAAAAAAAGAATCAATTGAAGGTGAGGCAATTGAATTTAAAGAAGATGATATTTTGATTAGCGGAAAATCCGTGAAAGAAATGGCAAAAATGGCAGCGCAAACAAATGCAAGAATTCTTGAAATGTTTAAATTGCTTGTTCCAGAAATGGATGGCGAAAACATGGAAAATTTAACTTACGAAGAAATTGAAAATGAATTTCCTTTTTCAATTCAAATTGAATTATCCAAAAAAATTACTGAAGTAATCTCTCCCGGATATGAGGAAGCAAGAAAAAACTAATTGGCTCATTGCGTTTGCAGGCTCGCGCATACATGATCGCGCATGGTGGCAACCCGGACGCAGTGAGCGAAGATGATTTTCGATTGGTAATGATTGCTTTAAATGATGGATTGATCGGCAACAAACAAATATTAACGACAATCGGCAGTTTAACAACGGGCGTTTTTAATTACATTCGCGGCAAAGATCAATCTGCATATAAATTAGAAAATATTATTGGGCAAACTTACGATTACATTTACACTCCGCAAACTGAAGAACAAAAGAAAGAAGCAGTTAATAAAAATCTGCTTTCATTTATTCAAATGATGCCCGGAGCAAATGAGGTTTTTAACAATGGCTAAATTTGTTGGCTTTTCTGAATTCCAATATTTGCTTGGGCAAATGAATAAAGATTTTGCTGTGCAAGATGCGCGAAAAAATGTGTTGGTTCCTGCCGCAAAAAAAGCAATGCAAATTGTTTTGCAAGCAGCAAAAAACAATCTTGTTCCCGGACATGGTTTAGATACCGGGCAACTTAAAAAAACGCTTACAGTAAGTGCAAGGCCAGTCAAAGGCAAAGATTTAAGATCGCAATATGTAAAAGAAGGCGATATTGTCATTGCTACTGTTTCGGCCAAACTTGTTAAAAAATATGTTGAATCAAAAACAAGTAAAAGCGGCATTAGAAACATTGGTGATGTTTCAGACGCTCGTGCAATTGCTGTTGAATTTGGAACAAAAAACCACAATAAAAATGTTGATGTTCGCGGTTTAAGCAAACGCTCTGCATTAGCTATACAACGAGAACTCGGCACAGTTAAAATGCCAGCAAAGCCCTATTTGCGGCCAGCATTAGAAAAAAATTACAAAGCAGTTTCAGAACAGTTGGGTAAAGAAATATCAATTGCTTTAGAAAAATATAAAGCAACAAATGGATCGGGTTCATCATGAGTTTAATTGCGCGTTTAGGTGTAGTTCTTGGTTTAAATTCTTCGGAATTTATAAAAGGCATTGATGATGCCACCAAGAAAACAAAAGAATTTGAATATAACCAGCGCAAACAAATTCGTCTTGCTGAAAAAGCGACTCAAGACATGATGGCAATGGCTGGCCGGGCGGCAATGGGAATGGCCGGGCTTGGTTATTTAATTGGTCAAGCATTTTCAAAAGCCGATGAAATATCAGACACAGCAGCGGCATTTAATCTTACTGTTACATCATTAATTGCAACTCAAGGCGCATTGCAGGCGGCGGGCGGGCAAGCTGATAACGTCACAACTTTATTTGCAAAACTTGCCAGCGTTCAAGAAGATGCTCGCAATGGCAGTGATACTTTGCGGCTTTCATTTACTAAACTTGGAATTTCAGGCGCAGACGTTGACAAGTTAAATCTTGATGAAATGTTTAAGCGTGTCGCTACTGAATTGGCAAAAGTAGAAGATGAAACAAAACGCACAGCTCTTGCTCAGGATTTGCTTGGAAAAGCTGCTAAAGGCGTAGATTGGGGCGGCTTTGTAGATCAATATAAAAATTTTTCTGACCCTGCATTAGTTGCCGCAATCAATGAAAATGCTAGAGCATGGGATAACATTGAAAAATCCATGAAGTCAATTGGGCATATTATTCAATTGATGGTTGCTCCTTTTGCTGCTGTTGTTAATTCTGCTGCTGATTTATTTAAAACATGGAATTCAATTAAAGAAGGCGGTGATGCAAGTATTGATTGGGGGGCAGCAATGGGCGGGATGCCCGGCGAAGAAGGAGCAACAACAGAGCATCAAGGAAAAGGAAAACAGGCAGTTGAGCCTATTGCAAAACCTGCTTCAAAAGGCGCATATAAAGAAGCAAGCGAAAAAGAAAAAGCTGCCGCAAAAAAAGCTGCCGAAGAATTAAAAAAATTATTGGAGCGTAAAGCTAAATTTAATGCAGAATTGAAATATGGCGAAGAAATTCAGCAAGAAAAAATTGGCGCATATTTTCAAGAAGTTTATTTAAATGAAGATTTGCTACAACTAGAAGCTGACAAATATAAAATTACTGTCGATCAATATAATTCCAGAAAAATGGATATTGAGCAGGCGCAAAAATTAATTAAAATTGAAAATGAAGCAAGCGCGGCAAAAATTGCTGCATTGCGTGATTTTGAAAAAGCTTCATCAGAAGATAAACCATTTGCAGAAAAGTTATATCAGCAAAAAATTAAAAATATTGATGAATTAACTTCATTGCAACTTGCCGCAACAAGAGATGTAAACGCAGCAGAAAGAAAGAATTTTGAAAATTCTGTTGAGCGGCAATATAGTTTTGTCGAAGGTTGGAAAAAAGCATATAACGATTACACTTACGAATCTGAAAAAAGTTTTAATGTAGGTGAAAAATCATTTGGCATTGCAATGAACACAATGGAAGATGCTATAACGCAATTTGCAAGAACAGGCAAACTTGCATTTAGTGATTTAGTTGGTTCGATGCTAAAAGAAATGATAATGTTGCAATTGAAAATGCAAGCATCACAGCTTTTTGGATTTTTAAAAAGTGCGGTGGGTATTGTTGATGTTGGTGATTTAGGCTCTGCATCAAGTACATTAGAAGGATTTTCTGGGATGCAATATCCGGGCAAAGCTACTGGCGGTAGCATTGATGGCCCGACATTGGTTGGTGAAAATGGCCCAGAATTATTGATTCCAAATCGTCCCGGAACAATTATTCCAAACGGTGCGTGGCAAGCACAAGTTTCTAATAGTAGCAATGGCATGACAATTAATGGCCCATATATTGCCAGCATGAATGCAATTGATACGCAAAGCGGCATTCAATTTTTAGCTAAAAACAAATCTACAATTTGGGCTTCTTATCAGAGCGCAAATCGCGGAATTCCAGTGTCAAGGTAATTTATGTCATTGCAAACTATTTTGTCAGTTGCCGAATCCGTGAATATCATGGATCACAAATTCGCCGGTCAAATGCTGTCGCGGAATCTTCGCATTAGCACATCGGAAATTTTGACAGTGCAACCTTTTCAATTTTCAATAAAGCCGATGAATTATTTGCTTTATTCAAAAAATAGGGCTGTACTTTCTGCGCTTCGAGTTGCCGATAGAATTACCGAGCAATACTTAAATTTTGGCTCTACCGGATGGGTAAATTATATTGCTTATCAAGGCGATATGACTTCGGTGCAGATTAACTCTGTAACGGTTACATCGGCAACGGCAAATAAAACTATTGTTTTGGGTACTTTGCCTTCCATTTCATCTGCTGCTTATATTGTTCGCGCTGGTGATTTTATTCAAGTTGACCGATATTCATATATTGCAACGGCAGACGTTCAAAGAGGCGCAGGAACCACTGTAAGCGTTCCGGTGCATAGAACGGTACTTACTACTGTATCAACGTCAATCGGGGCCGTGATAGGTCAGTACGGAACAACTACGGCACTCGGCGGGAATACTTATGTCGGAATCACTTTTCCTGTTATTTTGCGTGATTACCCTGCTTACACTTTGGTTCCTATGACTAACGATTCATTCATTTCATGGGATGGTGCATTTGGCGCATACGAGGTTGTCTTGTGAATAATATTCCTCCAGTACAAAATACAAACATTATTCGGTATGCAGATTTTGTAAGAATTACGACCGGCTCGGCTGTTTATCGTTTTGCTACTACGCCAACAGCAATTACCGTTTCTGCCGTAGATGCAAATCCATTTACCGGGCTTGGCAGCTTAGTTAAAGTTGGCTCGGCACAGCGAGATATTAAATCAACGGCAAATGAAACAACGGTAACAATGGTCGGCATTGATACTGCATTGCTGGCTGTGGTTTTGGGCGCACAATTAAAAGGCGCACAGATTGAAATGTGGCATGGCTTCTTTGATGCAAATGGCGTATTGCTGACAACTGGCGGCTCTGGTGGCTTGTATCAATTCTTTAATGGATATATCAACAGTTTTGCTATTTCAGAGCAATTTGTAGAAGAAGCTAGATCGTATGTTGGTACAATTACGGTAAGCGCATCAAGCATTCAATTGATTTTGCAAAACCGTGTTGCTGGCCGATATACGAACAATAATTCATGGACATTTTATAACGCAACAGATTCATCAATGAATCGCGTGAATTTTATTCAAACAATTAATTACCAATTTGGTAAAGGCGCAGCACCAAACTCATAGGATAAAAAATGATAAGACAAGCAAATAAGTTTGATATTTCTGAAATTGTAAGAATGTTAAAAAATTATCGTGAGCAAGCTCCGACACAATTTCTTAAAGAATCAAATAATCAAGAACATATTGAAACATTATTAAGTAATATTATTGCTAGTGCTGGCTTTGTATTGCTGGCAGAAAAAGAAGAATCAATTATCGGCATGATTATTGCCGCTCAACATCCAAATGTATGGAACCCTGAAGCAATGCAAATTAGTGAAATTGCCTATTGGGTAGATGTTGAGCATCGAGGCGGCACTGCTGGTTATCGTTTGCTTAAAGCATATATTCAGCAATGCGAAGAATATAAAAAAGAAGATCGAATTAAATTTTTTGCAATCAGTAAAATGGTAAGTTCGCCGGATTTGGATTATAAAAAATTTGGCTTTTTTAAATTAGAAGAAACATGGATTAAATAAATTATGCCCGGATCAATTATTGCTGCTTATTTTGGGCTTACTGAAATTACTGCTTCAATTGTTGCTTTTGCGATTAATATGGTCGCATCTTCAATTTTATCAAAAGCATTTGCTCCAGATTCAAACCAAAATAATACTTTAGGCGACCAAAGAAATCCGGGTAGCAGAATTCAAATTCCTCCCGCTGGCGACAATAAAATTCCTATTGTTTATGGTTCTGCTTATGTTGGCGGTATTATTACTGATTTGTCTATTACGACAGATAATCAAACACTTTATTATTGTTTAGCACTTGCTGAAGTAACAAACACAAATACAGGATCATCGCCGGATACCTATACATTTGGAAATGTATATTGGGGCGGCAAAAAAGTAATATTTAGCACAACGCCCGGCCAACTTTATAAAGTTACAGGCTTGCTTGATGAATCCACAAATATTACTGACACTACTGTTGCCGGTAAACTTGAGTTTTACTTTTATCGTAATGGTTCGCAAAACCCAACGAATACAGCTTATTATGCTTATTCATCTAATATCATGGCTGATCCAAATCTCACTTATCAGTGGGATTCAACAAAGCTAATGACAAATTGCGCTTTTGTGATTATTAAAATTAAATATTCGCAAACAGCAAATTTGACGGGTATTCAGCAAACTAAATTTCAGATTACTAATTCGCGTTATGCTCCCGGTGATTGCATTAATGATTATTTGCAATCTACTCGGTATGGCGCGGCAATTGCAAGCTCAAATATTGACGCGGCATCATTAACAGCATTAAATGTTTATTCTGCTCAAAATGTTACTTATACAAGTTATGCGGGCGGCATTACTACGCAACCAAGATTTAGATTTGATGGCGTAATTGACCCAACTCAACCAATTATGACAAACTTACAGTACATGGCAACATCATGTGACTGCTTGCTTAAATATAATGAAATTCTTGGCAATTGGGGTGTTATTGTTCAATCAACAACATACTCTATTGCAATGGCTTTAAATGATAGTAATATTCTTGGCCCAATTCAAGTAACGCCATTGGATATTGCTTCATCATTTAATGTTGCCGAAGTTAAGTTTCCAGATAGTACAGCTCAAGACAGTTTTAATTCATCAATTTATGATCTTGCAATTATTGATCCTTCTTTGCTTTATCCTAATGAGCCGGTAAATAAACAATCTATTACTTTGCCGCTGGTTAATAGTTCGGTGCGGGCGCAAATTTTGGCAAATAGATTTTTGAAATCTTGCCGCGAAGATTTGCAAGTGCAATGCGTTATTGATTATGAAGGATTGCAATTAGAAGCTGGTGATATTGTTTCTTTAACAAATGCAAATTATGGATGGACTGCAAAGCTATTTAGAATTTCAAAAGTAATTGAAAATTTTGATGATACTGGAACAATTACTGCCTCATTAACTTTGCAAGAATATAATCCGCTTGTTTATGATGATGCAAATGTAACTGAATTTACGCCTGCGCCAAATACTGGTTTCGGTAACCCGATGGCATGGGGGACATTAACTGCGCCTACAATCGGCGGCTTAAATCCTTCGGGAGTTAATCCATCATTTAGTGCAACAGTTTATATTGCGCCGAATGGAATCACGCAATATGCAGAATTATGGTATTCGGCTTATGCTGCGCCAACCAGCACACAGCGTTATTTTGCTGGTACAACTGCAATTCAAGCTGAAGGCAATCCTTATACGCCAAGTTCTACCACATTAATTACTTTATCTGATATTCCTTCGGGCAACTGGTATTTTTTTACTCGCATGGTTAATAATCTTGGCTCAAGTGATTATTCACCGGCATCAGGATTGCTGCAATGGCGGCCAACAACTTTTACTTATGATTTGCAATATTTAGTTGTTGCTTACGGCGATGATTTAGTTGGTACAAATATTTCCGCATCGCCAATTGGGAAAAATTATTACGGTCTTTATAATTCAGCATCTTCAACTTATAGTGGAGTTGCATCAAATTACACTTGGTATTTAGCACAACCAACATTTGGCACAGCAAATAAACTTTGTTTTATTAATAGAACTGGTCGCAAATTTAGTTTTGGAACAGCTCCGGCTGGCTATGCTTCTGGAACTGCTGCTTATGTGCCGACAACAGTTTTTGATAATTCGCTTTGGTCTGCATTGCCTGATGGAACAAATTATATTGATCTTGATATTCGCACTGGTCAATTAACGCGAACTGGTACAACATCAACAGGCGGCGGTCAATTATCTATTGCCAATAATCCAGATGGCACATTAGTCGGACAGCTAGCGCAATTTCTTGATTTTGGTGGATCGCCAACTTATACAAGCTCAGTTTCTCAATTAACTATTGATATTTATGGCCGAGTTGTTGGATTAATTCCTCCTGATGGTTTTTATTATACAAATTATGATGCTGTTGCCACAGCAGGACAAACAATATTTACGCCAACAGCTCGAGCGGCTGGCTTTATTACTGGTCAAGATTTAGTTTTTAAAAATGGCACTCTTTATTATCCGGGTACTGATTATACTGAAACTGCAACAACAGTAACATTTGCAGTTGCTTGCGCGGCTGGCGATGTTGTTTCAATTATTTCTTTTCGGTCAGTAAGCACTTCAGTATATTATGAAAATCTTGGATTAATATATTCAAGTGGGACAGGCACAACAACTTGCACATTTACAAATTTGCCAAGCCAGTTAATTAATGTTGGCGATAAAATTACTTTTAGTAATTCTGGATTGCCAACTCAATATACTGTTTCATCAATAAATTATGTGACGAAACAAATTGTATTTACAGGAATATTTATAGCTACGGCAGGGCAGCAGTTATATCGTTATCGTGCGCTTGGCTCTGTATATCCATCATTTAGCCGATGGAATGCCACATTAACAGCAGCATCAAGTTATACGCCAACAACTTTTCAATTTTTATCCGGTGCTGAATTGTTGTTTTTAAATGGCACAATTGTTAATGACCAAGACTATGATTTAGTAGGAAATACAGTAAGCAATTTCCCATCAACGGCAACAGGAAATTTTGATATTATTCAATTTGCCACAAACAATTTTGGCGTTCCCAATGGTTCGCCTGCTTTGGTTTCTACATTTACAGTAAATGGTCAAACTGTTTACAATTATTCTTATGATTCGGCAGCGTTTGAAGTTTATGGTAATGGCTGTTTATATGTTGAAACTTCAGATTACTCAGTGGCAACTGGCTCATATACATTAGTGACAACTCCGCTCAATAACACTACTGTTTTGAGTCAGCAAACTTATTCAAGGACGGGCGCAGCATGACGCAGGAACCAATGAATAAAGTTGTTTATTTACATATAAGAAATGATAATAATTCAGTTTTTTATATTGGGATGGGAAGTATTAAACGAGCATATAGTAATCTTGGTAGAAATTCTTGGTGGAATAAAATAGTCAAAAAAACAAATTATAGTGTTTTTATTTTGCAATTAAATTTATCTAGCGTTCAAGCTAAAATTATTGAAATAATTTATATACAATATTGTAAAAAAATAGGTTTTAAATTATGTAATTTAACAAATGGTGGTGATGGAAGGCTTGGAAGTAAGCAGCCTGAATCTTTTAAAATTTCACAATCTAAATTTATGACAGGTAATTCATTTGGACTTGGTAAGCCATCAAGAGAACCAATTATTGCCGTATCATTAAAAGACAATACAATATTAAAATTTAATGGTAGAAAATCAATAGAAAATTATAAAAAATTTTCAGCAAGACAAGTATATAGATGTGCAAGTAGAGATAAAATTTGCAAATCAACTTTTGCAGGGATTCATCAAAATTATCAATTTTTTTGGGAATCTGATTTTTTAAGAAAGCGGGGAACCTAAAATCACACAAGCATTTAATTTATCGCAACTCGGTAATTTTGTTAATTCAAGTGGACAGCTTAATGCTGCTTCAGCTTTATTTAATCAAACCGGCGTTGCTAATGGCGGCACTGGTAAAGCAACGGTTACAGCAGGTGCTATTCTTGCTGGCAATGGCGCTTCAGCAATGGTTGAAATTGGCGGCACTACTGCCGGAACCATTCTTGCTGCATCGCCTACTGGATGGGTTGCAACGGCTGCATCAGTAGCAACAGGCGGCAATTATATTTTAAATTCTTATACAAGCCCGGCAACATGGACAAAGCCAACAGGTTTAAAAGCCATTAAAGTTACCGTTCAAGGTGGTGGCGGCAATGGTGGCGCTGGAATTGCCCCATCCGGCCCTATTGTTGGTCTTGGTGCTGGTGGTGGTGGTGGTGGTGGTGCATCAATTAGATATATTCCCGCTCCTTCAATTCCGGGGCCTGTTGCAGTAACTG